AACTATGAGTGTGTCGGGGTGGTCTTTGACGAGAACGTGTTTCCTCTTCGCCAGACATTCCTCAAACAGCGGTAACGCGCGGTCGTAGTTGCCGTTGAGGTCGAATACGCTGGCAAGATCATAGAGTGCGGTGAGTGTTTTGGGGTCGTCTTCTCCGTTCTTCTTCTTAGTTAATAACAGATATTCCTCATACAGCGGCAACGCGCGGTCGTATTCGTGCTTGCTCTTGAATAACAGGGCAATACACTTGAGCGATATGAGTGTGCTGGAGTGGTCTTCGCCGAGAATGCGCTTCCTCTTTGCCAGGCACTCCTCATAAAGAGGTAGCGCGCGGTCGTATTCGTGCTTGCTGTAGAATAGGTTGCCAAGATTGTTGAGTAAGTTAAGTGTTTGGATGTTGTCTTCGCCAAGTACTGTTCTACTCTTCTCCAGACATTCCTCATACATTGGTTGCGCGCGGTCGTAGTTCTCCTTCCTGTAGAATACGGTAGCAATTTCGGTGAGTGTTTTGAGTATGTCGGGGTGGTCTTTGTGGAGAACGCGATTCTGTCTAACCAGGCAATCCTGATACAATGGTAGCGCGCGATCGTAGTCGCGTATGACATAGTGGATGTGGAAGGCAAGAGTGAAGAGTGTTTTGAGTGTATCAGGGTGGTCTTCGCCTAATTCGATCTTCTTTTTCGCAAGTTCATTCTCTATGTCTTTGATGACCTGATCAGTACGGCTACCTACCGGAACACCACCCGATTTTCTCGAAGGGGCAGGCGGGAAGGGCACCGGGCGTATGTAGCGCGGCGGCATTCCCCCCCTCATCACCTTCCGTGATTTCACATTCTTCCTCCTAGAACTACGACAGCGACGACGCTTATGCGCGGTTTTTTTATAGGCCATTGTATAATATATACGAATACGAAAATATTATACATCTATGCGGGATACATTATTTCCCCTTTTCTAACAGTACCTGATATTCCGCGATCACTTGTTTATAACCATTATTGAGTAGATATGGAATACTGTATTTGCCCTTGGTGTTTGTAATATTATCACCAATATCGTCAATTAAAATGAGTGAGTTGTTGCTCATCAGACCATTTTCAATGATGTATTTACTATCCTTATAATGTTGAATACATGCATCTTCGCCACTCTCCATATGATCCATATAAAGAAAGTCGATCTCGAAGTCGATATTTTTCAGAAAATCGGTGGAATATCCTTGAACAATTTCGATGTTTTTGTTTGCACCGCACATTGTGGTAACAATCTGTATAGCATCACTATTCGGATCAATCGTATACAATTTATAATTTTTACCATCTAAATTATCGGAAAATACCTTTGTAAATATTCCAGCACCCCAGTCCCACGTACTAGGCTTGTCAGGACGCCAGTATCGGATATCCGTGCTCATACAACCAGGACAATTTCCCGAAACAAAACTCCTACTTGTTCCTAATTCAACAATATTATATGTAGTGGTGTCATGATTCGTTTTCATTTGTTGAAGAATAAGTTCATACGACTTTTCAAATGTGTTTCTTCGTCGATCGAAAAACTCCAAATATTTCATGTGGTTAATTATAAACCTTAAACATATGATTTTAAGTAATATACTGGGTCTAACTATCTAATGGCCGACTGGCCTACCTACGCGCCTACGCGCTTATCTTATTCCATGCTTCCGGAAACATGTCGCGCGTGTCATGCGAAACCCCAGGACCAAACCAACGGCTGGGATAACACACCATCTTCGCGGGGTTCGCATTTAAATACGCGCCCCACCAACTAAAGGTGCTATTTGCGATGATGTTATGATCACACGTGCTCATCAATAAAAGCTGCTGCCAATCGGCAATCGTATCACGGACGAAATGAAATTGAATATCTCGACCATAGGCTGGTCCATTTACGTCTGTCTCGCAACGATGTTTCACATCTGACATATTTTTAAGAACGATGTCCTTATCACAAGATTCATAGAAAACAATAAATGTGTATGACGCATTTTTATCCTCGTTGGCGGATATGATATGTGCAATCGCACGATAATAATAGTCTACCGTCATCAATGGATGAATATGTGGATATTGTACATAGTCGCCAATTCTAAAATGCGCACTTACTAATATACGTCGTTTATTCGGATTTCCACTATATTCACTACTCCATGATTCGTTTGCGTAGAGTTGTTTAATCCATGTTTGTTGTTGTCGTAGTTGTATGATCTCGCATACTTCCGCGTATTTATCTACGAAATACTTGTCACTTTGAAAATACCCATGTAGTCGAAGCGGTTTCGTATATTTCACGGTTTCAGTTGGCGTTGCTGTATAATGAAATCCGATTTCTTCCCACCGTGGCAACGAGTGGAACATTCTCTCGGTAACATCGCTTGAAGGTGTGAGGTACGTTCTTAATCCGCGAAATATTGTTGACCAAAATGTATAACGTGGATGTTCTGGTATCCCGTCCAATACGTCATGATGCATAAAAAAGAATGTGTCTTTATTACGAAGTGCCGTCGCAATTGTCGCGAATATTTGGAACAGTTGGTTTCCCAAACCACCCATAATCGTTATTGTTATCATGAAACCAGATAACGTAGTAATATTATTATGTTTATGTATTCATTTTTAAGTTCATTATCCATAATAACTAAATTGGTATAAATAATATTTATTTATTATTATTTATTTATTATTATATTATTTATAGAGTTGTTTTAGCTCCAATGCTGCGTAAGTTTTCAGATATAAAACACGCGATGTATATCAATTTGGATTCGCGCAATGACCGTCGCGAACTATTTGAAAAGCAGTTTGAAGAGCTTACATCACTTTATCCAAAAGATTTCACATTTACTCCTATTCCGCGGTTTTCGGCGATCAAGAACGAGCAAAATGGAGCGATCGGTTGCACGAAAAGTCACATTGAGTGTCTGCGTGCCGCTAAGATGAATGGTTGGGATCATATTCTCATGTTAGAGGATGATGCATTACTTATTCATCCTGAAATATTGGTTCATCAAGTGTCGTCATTTCTTTCGCGATTTCGTGACGAGTGGGATGTCCTCCTATTCTCTGGAAACAATTATCCGCCATTTAAAATAGAAGCGCCAGACTGTTTTCGAGTAGCGAATTGCCAAACTACCGGATGTTATCTCGTTTGTAGTCGATATTATGATACACTAATACGCAATTTCGAAGAAGGATTAGAAGGACTTATGGCGAATCCAGGAAATCCAGAAGCGTATGCATGTGATTCATTTTGGAAACGTCTTCAACGTGAAGATAGGTGGTACTTAATTACTCCATTATGCGTAATACAGCGCGCCGGTTATAGTGATATCGAAAAAAGAGATGTAAACTATGAGAGTTTAATGACAGATCTTGTTAAAAAGAAACCTGCGCGAAGATAACAGCGACTTTCAAGGAGTTATGCATCGGTCAAATAATGATCAACAACCCACCATCCGAAATCACGATCACTTGGATAATGAAGTCCTGCCATGATGCGGATATTCGCACACTTGGTCGCGATTTCCATTATTGCCTGAGTTTTTGCAGGGAATTTACGTGCGAGTATTTTCGCTAAATAATACGCCTGGATTGCGTGTCCGGATGGGTATGCTGCGGTGTTTGCTGAATCTGAATGTAATAAGGTACCGTTTTTTTCGTTGATGATTTCTGGTGCTACTTGCGCTGGTCGAGCGCGATTGTAGAAGTATTTCAATGACATTGCTATAAATATGACACGCGAGTTCGTCATAATTTTATCCATTTCAACTACTGACATTTCTTCTGGCTTAATAACGGCTGTAAATGCAGCAGCAGGATTCATATCTGTCATGCGAAAAAATGCGACGTCACTCGGCATTCGCTTCATGATGTAATCTGTTACGACGATCTGTATTTCTCCGCGACTATCCGGGAACGCTTTACCGAACCCAGGTATCGTGAGGTTAAATGATGGATACCACCAGTAATATCGCTTTTGTTGAGCGAGAAGAACAATAATATACACAATTGCTAAAACTACGAAAATTCTGAAACGATCGGGGTCACGTTCTACAATATTGTAATGATAGGAATTGAATCGTTCTCGTAATTCTGTCACTGCGCCACTTTCTTTTTTAGGTGGTGGAGATCCTAACCAGGATCGAAGATCATTGAATCCTGGTAATACAACCATACTTCTTTAATATATACTACTTGAAGCATATATTATAGCAAACCAGCGACTCTGGCGTAATCAGTCTATTATTTAGACACGGAGAGGGGTGGGGAATCCGACGAGGTTGGCACCGATACCGAAACCAGCACCAGTCCTAGCGGACACAGCCAAACTGGGGACATATGTATCAAGGATACTGAAAGTAGCTGCGGCAGTGAGGGCGATCAGAGCGACTTCGTCAAACGACAAGCTACGCTTGGGGATGGCGTAGGCGGCAATGGCGACCATCACACCCTCCACCAAATACTTAATGGTTCTCTTAACGAGTTCACCTAAATCAAAAACTCCGGACATTTGAGAATTTTATTATAAATAATAAGAAGAAATTAAAATGAAATGAAATGCAAATGGAATGGAATGGAATGGAATGGAATGGAATGGAATGCGTTAAAACACTTAAATAAAGTATAACTTAGTATATTATAATTCGATTCATTTCGCGCTTCATTCCATTTCGCGCTTCATTCCATTTCGCTATGTCATTTCCACCTCCTTCTGGCGTTGAACTTAAAAATACCTCATCTGGCGATGCTAACCCTAAATATATTGACTTGTTAGAGGAAGACAAGCCTATCGCTGGGCAGAAGTTCGCTTGTTTATCTTTCGTTTCTCCAGAGTCCATTCTGAAACAGAAAGATCACTTCTATTTTGAGAAGTTTCTTCATTACTGGGACTATCAAAAGTCAATGGAGAAGTTCATTCAGTTTCTTAATTTTGTGTCCTTCAAATACCACGTTAATTTCGACAAAATCTCGGCTGATTTTCAGGAATTTGCTAAAGAAGAGAAAGAAACCCTTCAAAAAACCGATATCTATGACGAATACAAGACATTCCTAGATAAGCATGAGACCGATATTGAAAATGAGTTCAATGAGAAGCACAATTTCCAGACATCAGTCCGTGGGTTGAAAGTACGTGGCGTGTTTGGATCGCAAAAGGAGGCAGAGCTGCGTTGCCAGATGTTGCGTGAAGTGGATCCCAATCACGATGTTTTCGTCGGACCCGTGGGAATGTGGGTACCGTTTCACCCTGACGCATACAAGACTGGTCGTGTAGAGTATATGGAGGAGACATTGAACCAGTTGATGGCGGAGAAGAAGAAGAATGAGGACCAGGCGAAGACTGAGTTTGATAAGCGTGTTAAGGATACGAAGGCGAAGGCAATTCAGGAGAATATCAAGCTGGCGAAGGAGAGCGGAAATAAGTTGACGCAGATGTTGGCAACTGACGGCGAAACGTTGGTCGATGCAAAGCCGCGTGATCTCGTGGGGGATGCAAGTGAGAGTGTCGGTGGTGGTATTTGGAATGCTGGAGATGAGACTGCGTCGATTTCAATGACAGTCGATGAGATGCGTAAGGAGCTCTTTGAGGGCGATGATGTCGTCATGGATAAGAATAGTGATCACGGATTGTCGAAGTTGACAGAACTTGAAAAATAAAAAGGAAAAGAGTGAATAATTATTTATATCATTATATTAGAGAATATACATCAAAATATAATGATAGGCGGCGGAATTCGATTTGCTCAACCAGAACCACGGTCAATAAATGCATGTATTATCGAAGCAATGCTTCGACCGGACACACAAATAAATCCTCTTACATTTAGTTCAATGGCTGGTTTCATTTTTACATTACATCGTCCGGGTGGATTAGTGGATGCAAATGATAATATATTTATTCGAAGTGATAATATCCGTGTAACCGGTGAAAGAAAGGTAAGACCTGGAAGTGGCGGAGCGGTTGTTTCTACGTTGGTTATTAAAATAGTATTGAAACGGAACAATCCTGCTGACGCAGTTTTAGATGATCTTCATCTTGTCATATCAAGTGACCCAGGATATGATGCCGATGACCCTGATAATAAAATCGAAAAATCCAGTTTAAAGCCAGATGAAATTACAATAGAGCAAGAAAATCATAATAAACTTTACCAAACATTTCATCTGGGAGAAAAATTGGTTCCATCACTTGTAGGGGATTTAATCGAGTGTGACGCGCCGGATATACAAAGGATGATTGCCGCAATACGGCAAAAATCAGGAAGTGATCAAGTAAAACACACAAAGGTTATTCGCGTATTTGAATATTTTGCACAGCAGATTACCGCACATAACACATCGGTAGTCATGATGTTTATAGAAATGGTTGGAGAGGATACAAAATCAGAAGGGGTAAACACCTATCAAGTGGCATCAAGTATTGAAGACCGTGAATTAAAGTTGGCTGCTGCACGAGGTGCATGTGCAATACAGTTATTGACTATGCTAAAAGCAGGGCGGGAGTTTATTGATGGACATGAAGGAAATTGGTTTATTGATACAGAAAGTAGGGATAATGTTCGGGCGATCGATTTTGGCCGTCTTGTAGATATAACTGATAAGGTTATGATACTTAAAAAAATATGGATATATAAACGGTCGCGACAGTCGGCATTTCACACAACAACTTCACAGGGTACATTTCTATCTAAATTAACAGAATCAACTTTAAGTGCTTATTATAACCTGTTTATGACAATATTAAAACAAAATAAAACTTTACCATTTGTGATCCAAACCGAAACCCGCTCTGATACACTGCATTCGAAAGAACGATTATTAAAGATTCGTCGAGATATCCATTTTTGTCTTGTATTTGCGGCATTGATCGACAATGCGATAACATCACTTGAATATCCTGACTGGGATCAGGCGCAGATGATATGGGCGTATGAGTCAATATGGGGTTTAGGTATTATACCTGATAAAAACAGAAAATACCCACTTCATCATATACCTGAACTTGATTTTGATTACGATATATTTATTAGTAAGCTGACGAGTAACCATGTAGAACATGTAGAAAACTCATACGATAACATTGCAGAATTGATCTCGCTTTACATCGCAACTCCAGATGGTTCTGCTGTGAGACATCAGTCTGATGATGATGATGTTCCCGGTATTACCACAAGACATATGGGCCAGTTTGTTTCTTTCTCAACGGGTGCGGTGATACCTGCTTGTCCTACTGGTAGGTCAGGTCCTGGTTGTAGCATTATGGGTGGATCTAGATCTGGTCGTAGATACAATAAATCAACTAGACGAGGTCGTAGATACAATAAATCAAAAACCAGACGGGGTCGTAGATACAATAAATCAACTAGGCGGGGTCGTCATGATCACCGTCGCACCTATTAACAATAACCACTTCATCTGTCAGAATCTTTCCATCACCACTTACTCTTCTTCACATTGATCTTCGGGGCCTTGCTTGTTTTTGATGCATTTGGATCGTAGGATTGCTCTCCTTCATCGTCAGAACCGAGATTTTTCGAGATATCCCAGAACTCCTTACTGCCCAGCTTGAAAGGCCCGTGCTGTTGAGCCTTATACCAGAAGATTTGGTCCTGTAATTTGTTCGATTTCGCATTATTATTGATGACAAGACACTCAAAATTCTCGGTGCACTGGTCCATGACCTGACAAAAGCTCTCAAAAGTGGGGAACATACCCGCATAATTGTCATAAATTCGCTTACGATTCGCAATATATGGCTCACGGAGGATAAAAACGTAGTCGATATTGGTGCGGAGATTTGGAGGAATACCCAGGGGATATTGCATTGTGATAACTAACATGACCTTCCAATGACGACCGTTCATGAAGAGCAACCGCATCATCACGTCCTTCGTCCATTTGTTATCATACAAGCAGTCATCCAATACAACAAATGTACGCGGATCGATCGACGATTTTTTATAGGTATCCATATCTCTTTTTACTTGCTTCAAGACGGCTTTTTGGCGCTTGAGAATGTTTTCAATGATAGCGGTGTTATAGGCATCATGGATGAATAGTTTGGGCACATGGGCGGCGAAGAAACCGTTGCCTGCTTCTGTGCCGGATATAACCGTGCCGATCGGAATATCTTGATGATGAAACATCAGGTCCTGAACGAGGAAACTTTTACCGGTATCACGACGTCCAATGAGAACAATAACGGGTCCCTTATTTTCATCAGGACGAAAGCTGATTGCTTTCATATCGAATTTTGCGAGCTCTAAATTCATTGTATACGAACGATCTGGCTACCTACGGACAGACGGACAGACGGACAAACGGAGTTATGTAATAAAAAAGAAATATATTATTTTTATTACATTTATACGAATGAAATGAAATGGAATGGAATTCCCGTTTAAAATCAATATAAAACTTCTATTCATCAATCATATTACATTTAGGAACATTCATGTCTTCGTCATCATCATCATCATCTACAACGCCAAGAGCGGCATCGACGGCAGCGACGGCATCGACGGCATCGACGGCATTTCAACTTCATTACCGAAAACATAAATACACCCCTGAAACAATCGAACCTGCACTACTCTACGATATTCAGAATTATATCCCTATTTATTCGCGATTCTTTGATATCAATGAAACCAATTACAACGGAATCCAGTTGAATCAAAAGTATTATTTACAAAATATCATATCACATCCATCGCAAATCATGGGTGATAGCAACCATCCCGACGACGACCAAGACCAAGACCGTAACAGCCGTTCTCTAAACCATTTGGAAACGGTGATTGCTGACGACAATGGAAACACGAATAATGTCCCAATGTTTGTCAAATATTCGCCGCTATTAGACCCGATTCGGTATTTATCTGGAAAATACCAAGTGAATCAGGATAAAACACGTGTCCTTCCTAAATACAATTCGACACTGGAAGACTGTGAGGAGAAAATACTGAATACGAATAATACATCGTATGTTGACGGGTTCTTCTCGTATTTAACGAGTCGTGCACTTCACACACACGGGGTCGTTCATGGAGTAGATTATTATGGTAGTTATTTGTGTAAACAACGCGAGTTTTCCACGAATGTATTTGATGATATTGATTATCTCGTGGGATGCTCATTTTTCAACAACTATGAAAACGATCTCTTCACAATCGATTATTCTCAATTTGGGGATGATGTAGATGGTGATCTCTCGGATGTCAACATTAGTAAGTTGATGAAGATCAGAAACAAAATGAAACCAATTATTGGTGCGACCGGGGCCGATAGTTATCTGCAATCTGAAGGAGACTACCATAACACGAAAAACCGGATCAACATCTTAGAAAATGTATCAGAATATGATGCGGCGATAGAGACAGAGACAATTACTGCACAGGAAGTATCTATTGACGAATCGACGATTTCTACAATCGATATGATCACACCAACTGTTGCGGAGGCTGAGTGGGTATCAAACAATGACGCTGTAGAAGTCGTAGAATTAAACGTTGATGAGGAGGAAACAGACAACATTGTTTCGGGAGAATTACACCCCAAAAATCAAACAAGAGATCATGATGATATGAGTGATGATAGCGATTCATCACAGTCGAATTCATCCTATACTACGATAAGCGATGACGACGAACACGGCGACGACGACGGCGACGGCGACGAAGATGCATCGATTCAAGTGGACGATTCAACCTTTTCCAAAGACAGCGGCAGCAGTAGAAGCGGAAGCGGCGGCAGCAGCAATAGAAGCGGAAGCAGCGGCAGTAGTGGCAGCGACCGTGGCAGTGAGACTGGAAGCTATGACAGCGATGATGAACAAATCATCGTCAAGGTCAAAGACTTTCCTATTCAGGCAATCCTACTTGAAAAGTGTGTAAGCACACTCGACCATATTATGATGGCAGATGAATTGACAAAAGAAGAATGGTCGTCGATTCTATTCCAAATCATTATGACACTTATTATGTACCAGAAAATGTTCTCATTCACCCACAATGACCTTCATACGAATAATGTTATGTTTATTGAAACAACCGAAGAGTTCATTTACTACCTCTATGAAGACCAGTGTTACAAGGTCCCCACGTATGGTCGCATCTTCAAGATCATCGATTTCGGTCGCGCGATCTACAAATTCCGCGGTGAACTCATTTGCAGCGACAGTTTCCATCCGAAGGGTGACGCAGCTACACAGTACAATTTCCCGCCATATTATAACCCCGATAAGCCCACAGTAGAACCCAATTTCAGTTTTGATTTATGCAGATTTGCATGCGCGCTTTTCGATTATTTCATCTATGATCTGCGTAAAGTGGAAAAACTATGCAAGGCTGATCCAATTATTAAGTTGATTGTGAAATGGACAACCGACGATAAGGGGCGTAATATTCTGTATAAATCCAGCGGCGAGGAGCGGTATCCTGATTTCAAACTATATAAGATGATCTCG